AAAACATAAAGCAAGAATGGGAACAAGTAAAACCATTATTGATAATGGAGAACTTATAAGAGTTAATACGGCAGAATTGCGAAAGAAATATAAAAATTATGAAAATGTAAACGATAAACATAATAATGGAACAACTCAATTGGATAGATATAGAATCCCCGAAGAACTTATTTTAAGTTTATTTTTAGAATAAAATTAAATATATATATTAAATATAATGCCGAAAAAAACTAAATCCGTCCCCAAGGTTTTAAAGGTAAAAGATCCGGAGCCGAATGAAAAGTTTGATGATATCCATCCCAACCTTCCCCAGATGCCTTCCTTATGTTTAATTATTGGAAGCGTCAGAAGTGGAAAAACCAATCTTTTGGTCAATATGTTTTGTAATCCCGATTTCTATAAAGACAAGTTTGATGTGGTGCGATTTATTTCAACAACTTTAAACACAGATAACAAGGGTAAAATATTAAATAAACATTTTGATTGTATAGATCATTATGAAGACACTATGATTGAAGACATTAAAAAGACCCAATCCCAGTATGAAAAAGAAGACCGCCCGACCTTCGCTCTGGTTATGGACGATGTCCTTACGAAAGATTTCAAGAAAACTAACCAAGTATCATTTTTTTCCACGCGATTTCGCCACTACATTGATTTTTACATTATAGCCGTGCAATCATTCCGTGCTGTATCGGGTATGATTCGAAACAATGCGACGGATGTAATTATCCACAAGCAACAGAACACCAAGGAACTTGAAAAGATTTCCGAAGAATATGGTGATTTAGTTGGTGGACAAGAAAGTTTTATGAAACTATATGAAGAAGCAATGAAGGATCGTTATTCATTTTTATACTTGAAACTCTCCGAAAATCCAGCCCAAGCATTCATACGATTCGAGAAACAGATTTATCCAACGAGAGATTCAGATGAAGCGGAAGAATTAGAACTTGATTAAATTATTTATTTTTTTTTATCTTCATTTTTAATATTATCCATAATATAAATATGGATCTATTTGGGACTTCGGCACAAGCAATCGCGCAGGGTAATATGAGAACCCAAGCGGTAAGAGATTTAAATGAAAAAATTCAAGAACACAACGCCGACGTTGCTGATAAAATTAACGGACTAAGGAAGCAACAGAAGACTTCGGACACAATCGCGGATATAGAAGCAACCGGAAAAGCATTGTGGACATCTAAGGGAATGCCCGATAAAATTAAAGCATACCAAGAATGGAAAGCCAAGAGAGCGCAAAAACAAACAAATTCAACTAATCCAGAACAAGAATCCAACCGAACTCTCCAAGCCAATGCTGATGAAAATGCTCCACACACCCAAGCAACAACTCCCGAACAGAATCCAACTGAACCCCCTGCTGAACCAAGGGCAGAAGGTTCTCCAAGTGGATTATCTGTTGCGGAAGAAGCGAGTGAAGTAACCGAAGGTGCTGGATCAAAATTAAGTAGTGGAATAACGGGAGCATTAGAAGGTTCTCTTAAAAAGGGAGCATTATCGAAACTGGGTGAAGCAACTGGTGCGATTGGTGGGGCTGCCCAAGCGGGTGTTGATTTATATGATGATTTTAAGGGTGGTCATGGTTTCCACCTTGCTGGGGACAACTGGGAAGAAAAGACTGGTAATGCTTTAAATTTAGCGGGTTCAATTGCTGATGTTGGTGGAACATTTTTCGCACCACTTGCTGTGGTTGGCGGTGCGTTAGATCTCGCATCTGCTGGATTCAATGAAATTGGTTCTAAGGTTGAAGAAGACAAACAAGCAGATGAACTTACCCAAGAACAACAGAGAGAAACAACATCGCAAGTTACTTCCGCCCCAGAAGAAACGATAGTCACTGGAAGAGTCCAATAAATAACTTTTTTAATTTTTTTTTATTTCAATTTATAATATGTATTTAATTATAAATTATGTCTATGTATTGGAGTGCCGATTCAAGTGTGCGCGTTGGTGAAACCAAGATCTCTGTTCCCAGCGAAAATGGACTTTCTTATTCTCCGGGGCAGAAGGTTCAGATTTACGTTGATCCTTCAACTCGTTTTATGGATGGTCGGGAATCATACCTTAAATTCAATGTGAAACTATCTCTTCCGTCGGGTGGAACTCCCACTCGTCTTCAATTAGATAAATGCACATCAACTTTAATCAAGAATATTCGAATCTATGATGGTTCTCGTGGTCAGTTACTTGAAGAAGTTTCTTCATACGATTCTTATGTTTCGGTGAAGTATGATTACGATAAGGACAAGAATTCGGAGAATAAACGCGCTCTCCTTGAAGGTTGCGCCGTTCACACTCCCGACAACCGCGGAACACTGGGAACAACTAAGACCCCGATGGCGAATACCATAACCAACCCCTTCTTCAAGAAGACCAGTGGAAACCAAAGCACGACTTTCTCTAACACCGATTTCTTGAATGCGAAGATCACCATCCCGCTACACACGGGAATTTTCGCTAATAGCCAGACTATTTTCCCAGTTTTTATGACAAATGGTTTATATATAGAACTGGATTTAAATGAAGCCCAGCACGTTATCAAGCAGTTAGATTCTGTTCTCCGTGATACTCGTGTTGGTCTGAACCCACAATTCCATTCCCTTAATGGTTCAAGCACTCCCGACACTTGGTTGAATGGTTCGGACACCAATACATTCTACATTGATACCGATAACAATCTTGATGGACCAAATCGTGTGAGTCGTTTCCCCTTCGTGGTGGGTGAAACATTTAAGTTCTGTCGCTTTGATAATAATGGTTCGGGTTCAACTTTCTCTGGTGATTTAGTTATTTCTGAAATCAATCTTTCTACGGGAGCGAATGCTTCTGCTGGTTTAATTGAAATAAAGACAAGCGCGACAATTACCAATAATGGCTCAGCAATTACAGATGATTTCGTTATGTATTCAACTGCGGTTGCTGATTCGGCAACGTATGATGCGAGTTATGAAATCACCAATGTTGATTTAGTTGTTTCGCAGGTTCAACTTGATCCAAATTATGAAAAGGGTATGATGGCGAAGGTAAGAGAAGGTAAGGCAATAGAGTTCGATATTCATTCTTTAACGAATTATAAACATAGTATTCTGGCGACTGACCGCCAAACAACCTTTCAGATATTCGCGCAGAATTCTCGCGCCAAGTCTCTCCTTGTAGTCCCAACAGATGCAAGTGTTTACACATCTGCCCAGTATATCTCTGGTTCGGGAACTTATGTCATAAAGGGAACTTCTTCCAGCAATGCTTGTGAAACAAGTAAGGATCTTGATGATGGAGCAGTAACATCCACCCGCTCTGGATACACTGGAATCTGTGATGAATTATCATCGGTTCAATACACGATTAATGGAAAGAGAGTCCCAAGTCGTGAAATCTCCACCAAGAAGATTGCGACGAAGAATTCAATTGATGCTTTCCATATCTATGAACTGGAAAAGACTCTTGACAATTCTATGATTCAGCCCAAGTCATTCTCGGCATTTATGGACAATTTCGTCTTCGGTCGTGGTTTCAGTGCTGGTGGTCAGAATGGTGTTCTGGATTTACGTGGTAAGGATCTTGCTGTAATTCTGAAATATCTAACCACAACCGCTCCAACCAAGCCCAAGTTATTCAATTCTTTCGTATTCCATATTAGACGTCTGGTTCTCCGTGATGGTTCGGTTGATGTAGTTGTCTAAATAAACTCCAAACTTTTTTTATTAATTTTTTATCCCAATAATTTATATTTTAAAAAGTATAAATTATGAGTTCTCGTTATATTGAAATCCGCCCCGATAATATCCCAGCAGATGGAAAGGTTTCTTTCAAGAATGGTTTTCCCGTTCTAAGTTTTACAATCTCCGCACAGGATGGAATGCTTGACCCGAAGACAATTAGAATTGTTGGAAAGTTCAGTGCTTTCAAGGATAATCTTGCTACACCGACGGCTCTAACAAATGGCGATCACGTAACTATGAACAATCGCCTTGGAATCTACAATGTTATTGAATCTCTCACCATTAGAAGCCAGAAGTCAAAGATGATCTGCGAGAATATTCGCCACTATTCGAAATACCTTCAAACATACAAGGCACTCACCAGTTCTCTTGTTGACCAGAAGACTTTCCTTTCTGAATGTTGTCTCATAGACCCCAACCCAACTACATTCCGAAAGTCGGTTATTGAAAGCCCCCAGACTGATATCCCCCAGACGAATTCTTTCTCATTCCACGTCCCATCTGGATTTATGAGTTCTGGAAATATGGTCGATCTTAGACCCGATGCTTTTGGGGGTGTTCAGTTAGAATTTTTAATGCAACCAGACTCGAATGTGTTTTACAACATTAATGGTTCTACTCTTGGAGTTGGTGATGCCCACTATGAACTTTCGGATCTTAAACTAACTTGTGAAGTTGAAGACCCGGGCGATACTCCCCCCAGCCCCGAAGGTTCTATGGAATTCTCCACCATTACGTCTCTATACACTTCCATCAATTCTACCAACGCCCAAATCCAGTATTCTCTTGCTCTCCGCCAAGTCCAGTCTGCTTTCATGACTTTTATGCCTGTAAGCAATATTAATACTCTAACCGCAGATGGACAAGCCACGACTTATCCTTCGGGTGATGGAGCATCTAAGACTGCTCTCGCCAAGATTAAGCGTGTCCAGTTCTTAAAGGGGGGTGTCAAATATCCAGCAGACTTCGATTTCGTAACTAATACGGAATCTCTCAATAATGGTTCAACGACTCTCCCAGACCCCGAAATTGTAAGGGGTCTCGCGGATGCTCTTTCTCCCGATATTGGTTATGAACGCCACGCCATTTCTCCCGCTAATATGACTCGCGATTACAATCTTGGAACTGGCGTCGGTGTTGAGAGCAGTTATATGAATATTCCCGAAGGTGGAGCAATTATGGGTCTGGGTGTGAAGTATGGTATGGGTGGCGGTGAAGATTTCAGTCTGGAACAATGGGGTGTGTCTATTGATTCGGATCTAAAATCTGACAATCCGATTGGTGTTTACATTTTCGTGAAGTCTCTTGCCCAGTTAGTTTACAATCGCAATGGTGTAACCTTACAGCAGTAAATGAAATCATTATCTATCCCCCTTTTTTTAAAATTTTAATTTTATTTTTTTTATTATTCATATCAATATAAATATGGATAGTCAGCCCGATGTGTCTCCGCCCCAGTCTCAACCCGATGATGAAGGTGATACCCCGAACTTTCTTATGCTGGATCAGATTCCAGCGAACTATGTCCAGCAGGTAGAAACTGATCTTCTTGAACCAGTTGTTTTCACCCAAGGAACGGCAACAAGTGATGGATTCGCTCGATTTACTTTACAGAATAAGGGTTTTCTTCACTCCCACAGCAAGTTATTTATGACTTTAAAGGTTACGGCAACGAATGATGATTGTTTCAATTGTCCGCATCTGGGGGTTGCGCAGGTTGTTAAAAAGGCAGTTCTTAAAATTGGTAATAAGACCATTAATGAACTTGATTCGTGGCGTGGTCTCCACGCGATTAAGTCTTCTCTAATTACTTGCGAAAATAACCACGAACGCGAGATGTATATGACTGGTCGCTTTATGGATCACGAATACAATTATATAGATGGTTCTCGTTTTGATGCGGAAGGTTATAGTCTTGCGACGAGCAAGGAGCGTGTTGGAGATGATGGCGCACCCCCCGGTTGGATGCGAAATGATGCTACTAAACCCGCAGAAGCCCCCAACTTCTCCATTGATCTTTCTGACCTTTTCCCATTCTTGAAGGTCAATCAGTTACCGCTTTACATGATTGATGAACCAATTAACATTGAACTAACCTTTTACCCCACTGTAAATCAGCGCATCCAGATACCACAGGGAGCAACTGGCGATGTTCCGATTGAAGTTGTAAGGAATGATTTGAAGTTTTGCGCGGATTATATCCACTACGGCGCAACCGATGAAATGCAGAGATATGCCGAGAAGAATAAGGAACTAAATTTCTCTTTCGTTGATTACAGACTCGTTGAACATTCTACTTCGGACACGGCTCTTGCTGGTGGAGTTGTTCGCAATCTGGGTATGGCGAATCGTTTAGTTCCAAGGGTTGTAACTACTCTTGTAGATTCGGATGGCGGTGAAGACACTCTCTTGGGTGAAACGAATGCTCAGTCCCCGATATTAAATGCGTCGGGTGTATTTGATACGACCCTTCGATACAATGTTAAGTATAATGATCGTTTTGAATACACGACCGCGATTGATAACCCAGCCAGACTTTTCTCCCAGTTAACCAATTCGGAAGGTGTTCCGTTTTTAACACGCCAAGAATATTGTGATGAAGGTTCAATTGCTGGTGGATACGATCAGAACTTCGAAGGTCGCGACCAAGACGTTCAACTATCGGGTAACTTCTTTTATCTGGGAACTCGTCTCACGAATGGACGTGTTGGTCAGCGTGGTATTGATTTACATATCACGGGTGCTTTCGGTGCGGATGTGGATCTAATGAGAACATATTGCGAGTATGTTAGAGTAGCAACCTTGAAGGACGGGATGTTCGAGATTTACAATGCTTGATTTCAATATTGACATAAAATGACATAAATGACATAAAAATGACATAGATAGAGATTATGGATTCAAGAGTCCAAGAGATTAAATTTATTCTAAGGGTTTATGAATCAGAAATCTTAATTATGTCAAAACTATGTCATTAATCTTTTTTTATTATTTTATTTAAAAAATTAATCTAAATCATATTATAAATGGTTAAGATTAGTTCAACTGATACAATGGAAAAGATCCAGAAGGCTCGTCCCAACTTAAAACCCAATTCAATCAAGCAATATGAAGCCCACTTGAAGAAACTTCAAAAAGTGTATGACACGGATAATTATAATTTTCTTGATAATCCATCTGATGTAATGGATAAGTTATCCGATAAACATTATACTTCAATCCGTAATACATTAAATGCAGTTATCATTTTATTAATGGCGTTAAACCACGATGAAAAGTATAATAAACTTATCGAAGACTATCAGAAGGAAAGGGACAAGTTAAATGATAAGTATTTACAAGATCAACAGAGTGGGAAGATCTCCGAGAAGCAAAAGAAGAATTTCGCTGAATTAAGTGAAGTTCAATCTATGATAAAGAAAATGGAAAAGGAAATCAAGGAGAAGGAAATCAAGAAAAAGAGTTCCTTAAAAGTAAAGGAGCGCGAACTTATGATGGTATATACAATTTATAATATTCTAATCCGTATCCCAACACGTAATGATATGGCTGGAATGGAACTGATAACTAAAACTGGATATAATAAGTTAACCGAAGATCAAAAGAAGAATACGAATTATTTAGTAAAAGAAAAGTCTAAAATGTTTTTCGTATTGAATGAATACAAGACAAGTAAGAAGTATGGTGAAAAGAAAATTGATATCCCGAAGGACTTGGAGAAGATTTTAAGATCTTATATTAAGGTAATGGATAAGAAACCGGGTGATGTATTATTTACATCCAGCACAGGGAATCCAATTAGTAGAAATTCAATATCGCAACTACTAATGAAGACAAGTAAGAATTATTTAAATAAATCCATATCGACCACGATGATGCGGAAGATTGTTGTCAGTGATAAGTTCGG